GGATCGGAAGCAATCCTCGAGAATGTCCTGAACGCGAACATGATCTTCTGGGATAAGACGGAAACCTACGAGAACGACGAGAAAGTCTACCAAATCATTTACGAGGTAAAAATCAATGGCTAATAGCAAAGTTAAATACGGACTGCACAACGTCTACTATGCAGTGAAACAGGCCGACGCGACCCAGCCTTACGCCACTCCGGTGGCTATTCCCGGTGCTGTGTCCATCAGCATGGAACCTCAGGGCGAAATGTCCAAGTTCTACGCGGATAACGGCGTTTACTGGCAGTCGTCTTCCAACCTGGGCTATGAGGGCGACCTGGAGATGGCGAAATTCCCGGCCAGCTTCCTGAGCGCGGTCCTGGGCATGACCTCCGGCACCAACGGCGTTGTGGCCGAGTATGACAACATCCAGCCCACCGAGTTCGCCCTGCTTTTCGAGTTCAGCGGCGACGCAGACCACACCCGCTATGCACTGTATAACTGCATCGCGACCCGCCCGACCATCAACAGCTCCACGACCAACGAGACCGTGGAACCTGAGACCGAGACCATCACCATTTCTGCGGTGCCCGGCGAGGATCACATCGTGAAGGGCTTCTGCGAGGCTTCCGGCTCTGCATACAGCGGCTGGTTCGACAGCGTCGTAAAGCCGGCCTGAGTCTAAGGAGGGGGAAGGATGAAGGGAACGATTACACTTGACGGCAGGGAAGTCCAGCTCGACATGAGCGCGGACACCCTGCGCGTATACAGAGAAATGTTTCAGAGGGATCTCCTATTTGATATGGCAAAGCTGAAAAACGGCGTGGATCTTGAAGTCCTTGAAAACCTCACCTACGTCGCAGCGGAGGCCTGTGATCCGGAGATCCCTCCGCTGCATGAATGGTTAAAGGGGTTCAGCCCCATGGCCATCATGAACGCGGCGGACGAAGTGTTGAATTTGTGGCTGGGGAATGAAACCACCACCACGACGCGCAAAAAAAAAGTAGACCAATAGACCGAGAGACAAACGGCTCGGTCTTTTTATTGCGCTGTGTCCAGTTAGGCTTGTCCGTCTCGGACCTGAAGTTATTGACCTTCGGAATGGTTCTTGACCTTATGAACGAGGCGGACAACGACCGGCTGGAATACAAGGAACTTGCCACACAAGAGGACTTTAACAGGTTCAAAGGATCATAAAATGGCAGACAAGATAAAAGGAATCACTGTGCAAATCGGCGGCGACACCGCGCCGCTGAGTAAAGCACTTAGACAAGTAGATAAAGAGATCCGGAGCACGCAGGCCAACCTCAAAGAGGTAAATAAGCTGCTGAAGCTGGACCCTAACAATACCAACCTTCTGAAGGAAAAACAGAAGCTCCTGGCTGACCAGATCGGCAAGACCGAGCAGAAACTTCAGGGCTTAAAAAAGGCCCAGGAAGAGGCCAAGCAGATGCTGGCCAACGGCGAGATCGGCCAGAAGGAATACGACGAACTGGAGAAGCAGATCGGCCAGTGCGAGGGGAAACTCAAGGACCTTCGTGAGGAGCAGGACAAGACCGAAAAGGCCATGAAGCCCTCCGCGGAGAAAATAGGAAAGGCCTTCCAGGAAGTGGGCGGCAAGATTGAAGCAGCCGGCAAGAAGCTGGCTCCTTTTTCTGCTGCGGCAGCGGCGGGATTAGGCGCGGCCATCAAGACCACGGCGGACTTCGACTCCTCCATGAGCGAGGTGGCTGCCATCTCCGGAGCGACCGGCGAGGACTTCGACGCCTTGAGGAGTAAAGCCAGAGAGATGGGCGAGGCCACGAAATTCTCCGCATCTGAAGCGGCCGACGGATTCAAATACATGGCTATGGCCGGCTGGAAGACCGAGGATATGCTGGACGGCATTGACGGCGTATTAAACCTCGCAGCGGCTTCCGGCGAAGACTTAGGCACAACTTCCGACATCGTCACCGACGCCTTGACGGCTATGGGATATTCCGCCAAGGATGCCGGACACCTGGCTGACGTCATGGCTGCCGCGTCTTCCAACGCCAACACCAACGTCTCCATGATGGGCGAAACGTTCAAATATGCTGCGGCTGTGGGTGGTTCCTACGGCTACACGATGGAAGACATCGCCATGGCCACCGGCTTGATGGCCAATGCCGGCATAAAAGGATCCCAGGCCGGCACTTCGTTGAGATCCATCATGACCCGCCTGGCTACGGACGCCGGAGCCTCCTCCAAGAAGCTGGGTGCTCTTGGCACCCTGACCGATAAGTTAGGAGTGGCGTTCTACAACGCCGACGGCACCATGAGGCCCTTCCGCGATGTCATCCAGGACACCCGAAAGGCATGGGGCAAGCTGACCAAGGAAGAGCAAGCCAACTATGCCAACACCATCGCCGGAAAGAACGCGATGACTGGCTGGCTGGCCTTAATGAATAGCGCGGAGGACGACTTCAACAAGCTCGCCGGAGCCATCGACAATTCCAACGGTTCCGCGAAGGGCATGGCCGATATTATGCAGGACAACCTTGAGGGACAGCTGACTATTCTGAAGTCACAGCTTCAGGAGCTGGCTATATCCTTAGGCGACGTTATGATGCCGGTGATCCGGAAGATCGTGGGATCAGTGCAAGAAGTAGTAGACTGGCTCAATTCTTTGGACGAAGGCACCAAGGAGACCATCGTCACCACCGGTTTAGTGGTGGCAGCGGCCTCACCTGTGCTTATTATCCTGGGGAAGACGACAAGCGCAATCGGCAGCATCATATCTGGCATTGGAAACCTGAATGACCGTATGCACGGTATGCTCGGGCCGACGGCGTTAGTGGCTGCCGGTATCAGCACGGTCGTCGCTATAGCCGCCGACTATCAGAGGAGCCTCGAGGCGGTAAGGGAAGAACACGCGAAGCTCACTCCAGAGCAGGAAGCCTTAGCTCAGACCATCAAGGAAGAGGCCGAAGCCTGGGACGGCGTGACGTCTTCCAGAAGCGAGGCCTATAAAGGCATAGACGAACAGGCCAACAAGGAAAAGGCCTTGTGGGAGCAGCTGGAGAAGGTAGTAGACGCCACCGGCAAGGTGAAGAAGGGCCACGAAGAAGAGGCCGCACTGATCACTGGGCAGCTGTCTGAAGCGTTAGGAATCGAGATCGAGCTGGTGGACGGCCAAGTCAAGCACTATGACATCTTAAAGGACTCCATCGACGAGGTTATCGAGAAGAAGAAGGCCGAGGCACTCTTAACAGCCGATCAGGAGGCCTACACCAAGGCCCTCACTCACCACGACGAAGTGGCCAGACAGGTCGCGGAGGCTGAGGGGAAAGTATACGACCAGGAGAAGAAGGTCGCGAAGCAGAAGAAGGAAGTCGAAAGACTGACTAAGCTCTATAACCAGGCCCAGGCCGACGCGAACGACGAAACGATGGCGGGGAAGACCATCGAAGAAGACTACTATAAACAGCTGCAATATGCCAAGAAGGCTCTGGAGGGCGACGAGGATGCCCTCAGAAAGCTGAAGGAAACCCAGGGCCAGGCTCGATCTACTCTTGACTCTTACGACGCGACCCTGAAGAACCACGACCGCTTGCAGGCCGCTATTGCCTCCGGATCCACGGAAGCGATGAAGAAGGCCCAGAGGGATCTGGTGAACAACATGATCACGGCGGAGACCGGCACCAAGGAATCGCTGGAAAGACAGACCCGGCGGTTCATGGAAGAGTACGGCAAGATGCGCGAGACCGTGCAGAAGACCGGCTCACAGGCCGCGAAGGATGCGTCCTACAATATGCACGCGCTCGTTACTGACTCCATCGCCGAGCTGGAGAAGTTGGATCCTAAGCTGGCCGCCGAGATGAAGAAGGAACTGGGCACCATCGACGCCCAGTCCCAGAAGTGGAACGACTCCGGTAAGAAGAACGCTGACGCATTATCCACCGGAGCCAAGAAGGGCTTGCAGGGTGTTCCGGGGATCATCAAGGATGCGCTGGATCTGTCCAGTAAGGCCCAGACCTGGGGCGCGGACGTAATGAAAGCCTTTTCCGCCGGCATCAAGAACAACGTTGACAAGGCCTCGAAAGCCGCAGCGGTCGCCGCGCAGGGAGTCAAGAACGTCCTGGGCTTCTCAGAGCCGGAGGAAGGCCCTCTGAGTGACTTCCACACCTATGCTCCCGATATGATGAAGCTGTTTGCACAGGGCATCAATTCCTCGCAGTGGGAAGTGATCAACGCCGCGCAGGGAGTGGCCGGGAATATCAGGGACGCCTTGACCGGCACCACGGTCACGGCTCAGTTAGATCAGAAGTCCCTTCCGCTTGCGCCGGGGGTCACTCTGAATATTGCAAACTTTAACAACTATTCCGATTCGGATATTCGAGAATTAACCAACGAAATAATGGAAACGG